CGGCGATGACGGCCACCTTGCCGCCCCCGGCGTTCGCCGCCGTCAGCCCCGACGTCTCATAGGAGGAATACACCCCCGGCCGCTCGTGCCTGATCCCCATACTCACCGCATCGTCCCCCTCACTTCAAAGTCTGTCAGCCTCCCGCCGTCCTCAACGGCCCAGGCCGCGATCCACGCCCCGCACCGGCACCGCACCGCCAGCCGGTACAGGCCCTCAGCCTCCAAATATTCCGTCTCCCCCATGGACAGCCCGTCCACGGGCACCCCCGCGGCCCCCCGGAGCAGCAGCTCCTCCGCCGCCCGCTCCGCCGCCGCGCGGCAGGCGGACGCGCCCCCGTCCCGGGGGGCCAACACGTCCAGCCGCAGGGTCAGCTCCACCGCCCGGCCATACAGCTCCCGGCGTCCGCCCTCCGCCGTCTCCTCCGTCCCCAGGTAGTTCTGAAACCCCCCGGACCCGCAGGACACCCCCGCCAGGGCCACCGCCAACGCCGGACCCCGCCGCCGTGCGGCCCGCTCCGGCTCCATGGCCTCCACCGCGTCCAGCCCCGCGGCCCGGAGCTGCTCCGCCGCCGCTGTCCGCCAGCGGCCCAGCGCCCCGGTCAAGCCCCGTCCTCCGGGCAGGACCGCAGGGCCAGCCACAGGTGGGTCACCTGTCCCCCCACCCAGATGGGCCGCGCGGTCATCACCTCAAACCGCCTGCCGCCCCATTCCAGCCAGCCCCCCGGGCCCAGCTGGTCCAGCGGCGTCCCCGGCTCCGCCAGCCCCAGAAAACGGTCGGTGGAATACCGGCCCAGGGCCCCCGCCGTCTCCTGCCAGTCCGCCTTCGTCATGGGCTGTACAATGGCCCTGCCCTGTCCCGCCTCGGTTCCGTCCTCCCGGCGGCACACCAGCTCCTGCCCGCAGGTGCGAATCACCCACGCAAACGCCTCAATCAACCCCGCACCCCCCGAAACGCAAAGTCCTCGTCCCGCAGGAAGGGGGCCATCACCGCCAACGCCCGCTCCGCCAGCCGTCCGCTGCCGCCGCTCCCGTCCCGCCGGACGGAAATGTCCCCCGCGGACAACGCCGTGATCCCGTCCATGCCCCCGCCGCCCCGCAGCCAGTCCATGGCCAGCCACGCCGCCGCCAGGGGGAATGCCTCCCCGCACTGTTCCGCCGTCACCCCGTCCTTCAGCCGCCGCTCCAGGGCGGCCCGCGCCCCGGCGCACACCGTCCGGAGCACAACCTCGTCCGTCCCCGGCCCATACAGGGCGGACACCAGCTCCATCACCTGTTCCTCCATCGCCGCCCCCTAAATCAGGAAGGCCCCGTCGGAGCCCTCCTCCGCCGTCCGCTCCGGGCCGTAGCTGAGCTGCGGCCCGCCCGCCAGCAGCCGGTCCGCCTTCCCCCGGTAGAGCTTGATCAGCCCCGCCAGCTCCTCCTCGTCCAGCTTTCCCGCCACCTTCTCCAGCAGGCCGTGCCCCAGCTCCGGCTCGGCGATCCCCGCCAGCCGCACCAGCTCGGAGCGCAGGCCCTTCAAATACTTCCGGCCCAGCCGGGCCTCGTCCTCCAGCCGGACCCCCGCGCTCTTGATCACCCCGGCCCTCCGCTGGGCGGGCACCGCCACAAAGGACCACTCGTACACGTCCTTCGCCCCGGTGAGCACGCCGCAGCACACCTGCCCGCCGTACTCCTCCCCCTTCTCGTGGGGGCACCCGTCCAGCTCCTGCCCGCAGACGGAGCAGATCACCCTGTCCACCGCGCAGCCCACGCTGACCTCCCGCTTGATCCCCCCGTCGATCTCGGCGATGAGGGCGGCGTTCTCCGCCGTGCGCATCAGGTAAGCCCACCCCTTCAGATAGCGGTAGGGCCGCCCGTCGGCGGTGAGGACGCCCTCGCCCCCCACCACCCCGGCCCGGTAGATCCGGGCCGTCTGCCCCCGCGCGCTCCACTGGTGGTCGAATACGCCGGACACACCCACGAACATGGGGGCCAGCGCGTCCAGCGTCCCGTCGTCAAACCGCTCCCCGTCCCGGTCGATGTCGTTGTCGCACAGCCGCAGGGCAAAGGTATACACCTCGTCCTCCCCCAGCTCCCGCCGCGCCAGGGCGTTGATCAACGCCAGCTCCTCCCGGTCCGGGGTGCCGATCCCCTTCACCGCCGCCTCTTTACAGATCTCCATCGTCCTTCTCCCCTTCCAAAGCCCTGGCCTGGGCGCGGTACAGCTCCGCCCTGGCCTCCGCCTCCTGGTCCTGTAAATTCACGTCCAGCCAATCCACGTCCACCCGGTCGTCAAACCCTTTGAGTCTGAGCCAGAACTCGCAGATCCGCTCCACCACCGGCTCCAGCCCCCGGCGGACGGCGGCGATCTCGCTGGTCATAATGTCCGCCTGCTGCGCGCTCATCCGCTCGGTGGACGACCAGCTCAGCCCCAGCAGGAAGGGGGGGATCCCGGTTTTGGCCACCAGCTGCTCCAGAATCTGCCGCACCGGAACCTCCGAGTCCAGCACCTGGTTGTCCGCCCCGATGGCCCGAATCTCCACGTCCCCGGCGCACACGAAGTCCCGCACGGCCCCGTCCCGCCCCGCCTTCATGGCGGCGGACCACTCCCGGGCCACGGCGGCGCACCTGGCCTGCGCCGCGCCGTCCTCCCCCTTGCACACCACGGCGAACCGCACATTGCCCGTCCGCTCCCAGTTCTTGCCCACGGCCTCGAAGATCTTCATCAAAATCTCCGCCAGAAAGGGCATGGACCGCAGCATGGACACCCCGCAGGGCGACCCCGTCTCCGGCTGGAACGGCGTGAACAGCACCAGCTCCCGCCGCTCCACCTCCCGGGCCGGGCCGATCCCGTCCCGCACGCACAGGGTGATGTCCAGGGGGCTGTCCCCCTCCCGGATGTCCACCCTGGCGGGGTCGGCGCACAGCAGGGCGGCGATGTCCCGCCCGTCCCGGCTGGGCACCATCTCCCCCACCCCCCTGCCGCACACCAGCATGGAGTCCAAATACTGATCCAGAAACGCCTGCAAGCCCCGCTGTCCCCAGCCCACGGGCACCGTGCGCAGAAAACGGTCCAGCCCCTCCTGGGCCCGGGCCTCCCGGCAGGTCACCTTCACCCCGCCGCACAGCCGCACCAGCTTGCAGATGGCGGCGTCCACCACGGGCACCCCCTCCCGGATGGCCCGGTACAGGGTCAGATCCCCCCGCCCC